CACCATTTTTATAAAAACCACCAAGAACGCTAAAATTTAAAAAGTGTTCTATATAGAGCCTATAAAAAATAATTTATAAAAAATTGCATTCTTGGTGGTTTGGAGTTTTTATAAAATTAAAATAAAAATTATATTTTTTTTTTAAAATTGATTTTATTTATTTAAGATTTAATAATGTCGCAGAGTGATACTGAAACCGAAGAAATGGATTATTATGCTTATTCTGTAACCTATGAAGATTTAATTTATAAAATTAATGTTGCTGGTGGAGGTATGATGAATGGAAATGCTTATGCAAATGTAGAAATTTCATTAGATAATCCTAATAAAATTGTATATGCTGAATATGGAAGTTATGCTTCTACAATTACAAAAAGAGATAGTATTTTAATATTTGAAAAATTAGATGATGATGATTATGATTATGATAGTTTTAGTATTATAAAATTAGATACAGCAACAGAAGAACAAAAAGACCAATATGAGTTTATTATTGATAATTGGAAAGATTTATACATGTATTAAATTAATTTAATTTAATTTTAATTATTACATTATCCTTCTTCTCTAATGCTCTTACATTATCTATTAATTTTTTATGGTCGCCCCATAATAAATATCTTGAATAGTAAATTCCTGAATGTTTATTATTCCAGTTCTTATCATTTTTATGTCTTGCAATCCATGCTTTTTTTATTTTATCATTTCCATGATCTATATAAGTTCCTTTTTCAAATGGTAATGCACCAAAATGATGTTTATGAGATAAATCAGGCATTTCTATTACATATCTTTTTCCTTTTCTTTTTGACCTTTTTAATATATATTCCATATACTATATATAATATTTTTTTTTTATTCTACTGTTCGTGCTACTACTTCATTAGGTTCTTTTATAACTTCTCTTTTACATTTAATTCCACAACAATCTATATCAGTGCATCTTGAATGAAAACATGTGCTTAATAATGTTGTTAATCCAGCTATTGAAACACTTATTACGGCTACGATTTCAGCACCAGTCATAATATTATACAATATTATAATAATATTTTATACAATTTTTACTCATATTTAATCTTTCTATTATAGATTTAAATTTAATCATATCTTTATTACATTCATCTTCATTAGGATTATTAAAATTTTCATCATTTTTTAATTCTTCAATACCATGTATTTTATCTTCTATTTGTTTTATTTTATTATTAATCATGTTTATATTATTAACTGCTTTTTCAATTTCATTCTCATCAAAATAATACATTTGATAATAATTCATTATACTATTATAAATTAAAAAAAATTAATAGGAATGCAAAAACAAAAATATAATTCTTCTTCTTCATCATCGTCTTCGTAATCACTCCATTGAAGGCTATTTACTATTTCACATTTTATACGCTCCACTTCACAAATTCCTATTTCCATATATTATAATATATTTTGATTTTACTTTTTAAAAAGTATTTTATAAACTTTCTCTGAATGATTTAAATGATGTAGCACTTGTTAATTTATCTATTATTGCTTGTTGTTGTTCTACAATATTTATTAGTCCTGAAATTGCCCCCCAAGTAACAGCATTAATTGCAGGTTTATTTATTATTTCAATATCTTCTACTTCATATTGTTCTATGCTATTTGTTTCTTTATCATAATATTTCTGTGTATTAGAAGTTTGAGATGCATAATTCATTACAGGGTCTGCTTTTATATCTTGTGCAATCCATCCATATATTTTGCTTTGAGTAAATCCAGGACATTTATCTCTCAATACTTCTTTATATCTATATTGTTTTAATGGAAGTCGTTTGATTATATTGATACATTCAGTAGTATCGGCATTTACTATATCTTCTTTTATTCTTTCATCACTTGTAGTCCAAGTGGAAGCACCTTTTAAAACACCAGACGAATTCATATCAATTAAAAATGTTGAACCATAACTCCAACCAAAATTAGCTGTTCCATTGTCTTGTAGCCATGTATGAAAAGGACCGCCAGTATGTGTCGGAGGCACGAAAGTTTCAACATAATATCGTGAGCCACTTGAACCCCATCCAGTAGCAGTTGTTGTTCCATTACCTCCGCTAATTCTTAAATTAGTTTCTACTGTATTACCAGCAGATGTCGGTGGTGTGCGTGTTGATATAAGATTTGTTCCTATTGCTTGAAGGCTTCCAGTTGTAAATCTAAATTTTTCTACACCTGATGCATTATATATTCGTGTATCTGTTGCTGTTAATTTTAAAGTTTCATTACTATCACTTTCTATATATACTTCTTGTGCTGAACCACTACCATCTGCCGCAGAATTTACTGAAAATGTAATACCACTGTTATGTGTAGAAGAATTGCTTTGTATGAATATTTTTGTATCCATAGCACTCATATCACTTACAACATTTTCTATATGTAAAGCAGCAAGAGGCACAATAGCATCATCATAAGCAGCTGCTCTACCTAATGATACATAATTTCTATGTGCTGGACTTGCGATCATGAAATATTCCTCATTAGCATATAAACTAAATCTTGAATTACTTTGACTTCCTATTCCTGCTATGGCTGTTCCTGTTGATTGTGCGTATGTGCTACAATCGCTGTATATTGCAGGTGCAGCAGTAAAAGCTGTGTGAGTGTAACCATAACCGAAAGTTGAGGGGTCTTGTTCTAAATGTAATGTTCTTGATGCATCATTGTAAAAATTACCATTAATAAAACTAAATGAAAATAAACCAGTAAAAGAATTTTTAAGTGTTCCATTTAATTCAGTATTACCATTTACATTTAATTTAGCAGAATTAGCATTACTCGTAGTGCCTATTAAAACATTAGTGGCTGTTGCTAAGGGATATAGTGAGCCACTGCTTAAAGTCCATTCTGTGCTTGAACTCGGTGTTTGCCACGAACAATGACCACTACTATCTACCATTATTACTTGTCCATTAGAACCATTAGTTCCTTCAAGCTTAAATTGAAGCTTCGGAAAACCAGTTGAACCAGCAGCAACAGGATTTAATATATTAATTATATCATCGTAATCTTCCAAAGCACTACCATTCCATTTTTTTGCATTTATAGAAAAACAATCTGTTCGTGATGAACCATCAGTTTCCGTGCCTCGCAGTTCTAAATGTCCTGCCTTTAATTGTAATGTAGGGTCTAAATCAGCAATACCAGCCATTGTAGGATTTTCTAATTTAATCATTTCTGTATATGCTGCTATTGAACCTCCACCAGAAGAAACCCATTTTTTACCATTTAAAGTAAATGCTGTTGTGTTACTGCTACTACTTGTTCCAGTCGCAGTTAATACAATACTATTTGCTAATATATTAGAAACCCACGCTGGACTTCCACTTGAAATTCCTAATATTAAACCATCGCCAGACCCTATAGGTAATTTTGCTAATGTATTTGAAGCACTCGCATATATTATATCTCCTTTTGCGTAACTTGTTTGCCCTGTGCCTCCATAGTTGTATGCTATGGTATTTCCGTTCCAATTACTATTTGTGGATAAAGTTTTATTCGTCAATGTTTGTGTTTTTACAGTTAGAATTAAAGTTTCACCTGCTTCACTCGGTGCTGGAACATTCATAGTAAATCCGTCTGCTGTTTTATTTAAATCAGCAATAATAGGTGTTGTTAATGTTTTAGAGGAAAGTGTTTCTGTTCCAGTAAGAGTTGCGAGAGTTTTTGTTCCAGTTGGTAATGTTAAAGAATTAATTGTGCTTCCTAATGTTAAAACACCACTCACCTCTGCTGTTCCACTAACTATTAATTTTCTACTATTTGTATTGGTTGATGTGCCTATTAATACATTATAAGTATTGCTCGTCGGCTCTAATGATACACTACTTAAACTCCAAAAATTACCAGTATCAATTGTTTTCATATTTGCACCTGTAATATATTTAACAGTTTTTCCAGTTGAATCAGCAACTAAAAATAAATCAGTATCATTTACACTTGTTTCTTCTGTGGTGTTTTCTTTCATGCTTACATTAACTTTTACTTGTGATGTGTTAGAAGCTTGTATTAATTCAATAGCTTCTCCATTCTCAAATAATGAATTTACATAAACATTTGTTTCACATCGTGAGTTCAATATATCTCTCATTATAATTATAACTTATTTTTTTTTTTCTTTTTTTCTTTATTTTTATCTTTAATAACTTTTTTAATACTTTTCATTCTTTTATTTTTTTTTTCTAAATCTCTTTCTCGTTCTACACCATATCTAATAACTATATTTGGTTCAATCTCCATGAAAAAAGAGTTTCCAAACATAATATATATATATATAATATTTTTTTATTTTATTATTATATAAGTATATGAACAGTCAAAATATTAATACGAATGTAGCACAAATCGTAATGCCTCCGGATATGGAATTAAGAAAAATAAAAAAACCAAAGAAAAAATCATCATTAGAAAAGAAAAAGTTATTAAAAGAATTAAAAGAAATATTAAAACAATATGATGCAGTTGTAGCCATAGCAGCAGAAAAAAAAATAGAACTACCTGCTGAACTTGGATTATTACCTGATAATATAGCTGATATTAATTCAATAAAAGAATTAAAAGCATTTATTGCTACACTTAAATTAAGAATAGCACAAATAAATCAACTAATATTACAAGGAGAGCAAAAAGCAAAAACTGGAGGTTTATTTGGAGAAAATACAGGTATGAGGTTTCCATTATTACCAGCACGAATTACACCCAGTGTTATTCAGCCAAGCGTAATTCAACCAAGCATTCCTGCTAATCCTGTGCCTATCAATCCAGCATCAAGTGGAGCTGAAAAATCATTAGAAGAATTAAGACAAGAAATATTATCTAAATTATCACCAGCAGACCGAGCAAAAGCAGAAGCACAAAGAGCAGCTCGTGCAGAAACAGGAGTTCCAGCTCAACCATCAAGACAACCAGCAGGACCATCTGCATTACCTCCACCACCATTAGATACATCAGATACTTCATTATTTAGTAAAGATATAGGATATGATACTGGTGGTGGAAATAGAGTAAATATTGTTAGTCCAAAAGGATGGACTGATATATATACTCAATATCGCATGTATATTGAAAATATATTAGCTAAATTACAAAAAGTAGATAAAGGTGTTTTTGAATTACCTATAAAAGATGAACAAGAATTAAATACTGAAAGATTAAGAATATTAAATGCTTATAGTGCTTGGAGTGGTGGTTTAGTAGCATCACAAAATTTATTATTAGATAGTGATAAACTTTTACAAAAATTAAATAGTGACATGTTAAAAGAACTTGAATTAGACCCCAAAGATATAATTCAACAAATTGCAAAAGAACAAAGAATACCTTTAACAGAAATTACTGATGGTCAATCATCATTAGAAAAAGCAGCAAAAGCAGCTGGATTAACTGAACCATCAAAAGAATTTGCAAGTGATTTAAAAAAAAATAAGGCATTATTAGATTCATTTGTTGCTCGTGCTGATGAATTACAAAAAGGAAATAAATTATTAGTTACAATACAAAATCTAAACTCACAAGAAGCAAGATTAGATAGAGCTTTTAATTCATTAGCAGGACCTGATCGTGTTGCTATATTATCTGATTATAATCAATTTCAATTAGACATGAAAAATATAATAGAAAGTTTAGATGCTAAAAGACTTAATCCTAATGTAATTATTGACCCTATTACTTATAAACATAGATTACCTGCCATTGTAGTGCACGGTGGTGCTGCTGGTGGAATTGTTCCTATTAGCATGGGCAGTAAAATAAAAGGTAATAATATTATAAAAAATGATATTAATGTTGGACAAGTAACAATCAAAGCATTAGGAAGATTAGTTACATTTACAAGACCAGGAGTAGCAACACAATATAATGAAAATGTAAGAGCTGCCATAACTGATGTTTTAGCTGATACATTACTTGATACACTTTATAATGGACAACAAGTAAAAAATGCTTTACAAAATTTACCATTAACTCCTGCAAATGAAAGAAACAAGATAGCACGAGAAATAGTAAAAGAACAAATGATAGATAAAATATTAGAACCACTACCATTAATTTAAAAATAAAATTGATTTTTTATTTCATATAATATATAAATATATTTAAAAAAAAAATCTTAATATATATATATAGAATGCCACCAGCTTTATATTGTGTTAAAACAGGTGAAAAATATAAATCAAAAGACGAAATGCTTTCATTAAGAAGAGAAAATGATAATAAAAAACAAAAAGTTAGATATTGGAGGAAACAATATGGATATGATTTATCATTAGATGATTATGATAAATTCAAAGAAATTACACATGTAATTAGATATGTTTATAAACACCATGATTTTTTACTAAAATATGATCCTGAAATTCCTGAAAAATTAAATAAAGAAGATTTAGAAATTTATGTAAAAAATCATAAATTTTTCAAAAAAACTATTCCACATTTAAAATATATTAAATCATTAAAAAAAATAAATACTAATGAAAAAAAATTAGACCCTATTGTTATTACATTCTAACATTTATAAATAATTCTTTAAAATATTCATCTCTTGTTTGTATTGCTTCTTCTAATGTAATAAATGTTCCTAAATTTTTTTTTATTTTATTTTCAGCTAATTTAACTACATATCCTTTTTTACATAATTCAATATAATAAGGTAATCCATTTGATTTATTTTTTTTCATGTGTTCTTTTCTTAAATTTTGCATAGGAGTTATAACTTGTAAATTATGTAAATAATTATTTTGTCTATCATTATCAATATGGTCTATAACAACATTAGTATTTCTTTTATATCCAAGAAAACACATAGCTACTAATTGATGTATTTTTACAGTATCTAATTTATGAGTTAATACATTTCTAAGAGATACTCTTTTATATCCATCTTTATCATATCTTGGTTTTAAAAACTTTTCATTTTTTATTGAAAAAATATCACCATTTGGATATATTATATAATTAGGATATTCTGCAATAGTAAAAAATTTATTAATTAAACTATCCATTATAAATAATACTAACATTTTATTTTTTCTTATTAAACGAGATTAATCTTTTTTTTCATGATCTTCATCATCTTCATGATCATCTTCATCATCTGAATATTCAACAGGATAATCTTCTGCATCATCGACATATAATGTTTCACATATATAATTGAAATCTTCTTCAAAATCATGATCAATTTTTTCAACTTTTCCATCAACATAATATATTACTAACTGACAATATTCAAAATCATAGCTTTTTACAATAGAATTATCTTCTAAATCTAAACCATCAGGAAGTTTGAAAATCATTTTTGGTGGTTCAAAAATTGCTACAACAACTTTACGATTATTTTTTGTATTTTGTGTTTGAGAGTTCATATAATAATACTTTTTAAAAAAATCAATTTTAGATTTTCATTTACATTAAATTTTATGATTTGAAAAAATGTTTTTTCCAAAAAAAAATAAAAAAAAAATAATACTATTATATGGATACAATTAATGAAAAAATAAACATGTTAAAAAATTTTATTAAAGAATTATTCAATATAATAAAATATAGTCGTAATAATAATGATTTGCATTTATTAAAATTAACCTATGGTGCTATTTATATTAAATGTAAAGAATTAGATGTATTTATAAATTAAATAAGTTTATATATAATATCTCTTATTTCAATTCTTCTGAAATAATAATCTTCTACTTTCACACCTTTACCGAACCACTCACATTCATTAGACCATTCTGTTTTAATATTATTTTCATTAAGGTCTTCTACTATTAAAGGACAATGAAAATTAAACATATCATAAATTATTTTTTTTAGTTTATTATATCCTCTTCCATTTTTTTTGTCGTTAGTAGTCTTAATTTTAATAGTATCGCCACCATAATTAAACCCTTTGACTTTATTATTACTAACACTTACATTTTCTAATAAATCATATTTAATTCTATTAATAAGTGTTTCATATTTTTCTGTTCTTTTTGCATATTTATCTACAATATCTAAATGTTTTTTAATATATAGTTTAATTCTTCTTCCTACTGTATAATCTTCAAAATATTTATATCTATAATTAGGGTCAGGTAATTCATCTGCTTTTAATTGTGTTTCATATACTTCATCTAATCTATGTTGAGTTGCACCAATTAAAAATAATACATTTACATTTCCGTATGTTTCATTATATAATTCATTTAATAAATAACTGATAATATGTAATATATTTTCTTGAAACATTAAATCTCTTAATTCATAATAACATGTTAAACTATCTCTTTCTCTTTTATTTACACTGTCTTCAACAATTTTTTTTCTAATAATATCGTTTATATCATAATTAAAAGGTAAATATTTAATAGTAATAGGTTTATGTCTATCACTAACTAATTTATTATAATTTTTTTGAATATTAAGAATATCTTTTAATTTATTATCTAAATTATCTAATTTATCATAATCATAATTTTCAATTCTTTCATATCTTTTTAGTTTTTGAAATAGTTCTTTATTAGATGCTTCTAACTTATTAATAGCCATATTATTAATATTAATATTTTCCTTTATTTCTGCTATTGCACTCATAGTGTTATTATTTTTATTATTTTCAAAATCAATTTTATTTTTTTTATTTTTTATTTCATTAAAATTATTATTTATCATTTTTCTTATTATATATATTAAGAAATATCTTTCTATATGCTTTATATATATAAGAGATATAAGAGATATAATATAATAATACTTTTTAAAAATCATGTTTTTTAAAAAGATTAGTGTAATATAAGAAAAAAACCACCAAAATAATTTCATCAAATTATGGTGGTTTTTTATTTTGTTTGCATTTTCATTTTATTTTACACTGCATAAATAGAATAAAAAAAAAGACTAAATAAATAAATAACTTTAAATATTAAAACCACCAAAAAACCACCAGATGTTAAAAAACCACCAAGAACGCTAAATTTATAAAAGTATTCTATGAGGGCGATTATAAAATAGTTTTGTAAAAAATGAGTTTTCGGTGGTTTTTGGTGGTTTGGTGGTTTTTTTGGTGGTTTTTTATGATTTTAAGAAAATAGTTCTTTTCTGCGTTGTTTAAGATAGGCTTGTTTTTCTTCTTCTGTTATTACTGGTCGTTTAGCTTTCCTTTCTTCTTTTACTTGCTGTATAGGCTTACTTACTACATTAATTATAGTATCTGATATTTCTTCTTTTATGTCTTCCATTTTAGTTTTTTCTTTTTGTTCTTTTAATTTTAATTTATCTTCTCTTCTTTTCTTATTCATTTCTACTAATTTTTTAGATGCTGCAATTTGAGCTGGTGTTCTTACTGCTTTTGTATTAGCACTTCTTTTATCAGCTGTTCCATTCTTTTTTCTTACTAATTTTCTGCCTAATAATTCTTCTTGTTTTTGCACTTCTAATTCATTTTCATGTTTTTTAATATCTTTTTTAGTTAATTTTGGAGGATTAGTTACTTGTTTATAGCCACCACTATCATCAGGTATCATGTAAATAACTTTTTCTTTTTTGATTATTTCTTTTGTATGAGTTTTTGGTTTAGTAGCTTTTACTGGTTTTCCTTCTTCTTTATCCAGTTTTCGTTGTTCTGCTCTTTTCTTATTATTTTCTACTAATTTCTGTATTGCAGCTTTCTTGGCTTCACTCATAGGTTTCTTTTCTTTTTTCTTTTTAATTAGTTCTTCTATATTATTTTCAGATTCTTCTATTTCTACATGTTTTTTTACTTTCGGTTTTTTATCCGTTTTAACTACTGGCACTTTTTTTGTATGTGTTTTTCTTTCAACTCCTTTAATTTCTACTTCCTCAAATGTTTCCTCATTTAGATACTCATTCATGTCCTCCGTATTAATACTTTCATCATCACTCATTACTATATATTTTAAACATAGAAAATAATATTATAATTACAACAAAATTTATTTTTAATTAAACAAAAAAAAATTATTAAATACTTTTATTATATTTAATTATTAAATTGTAAAAGTATTATAATGTATAATTATCTTTCAACATCACTATCACTATCTATATGACATTCTAATTTATTTTCTATAAATGATTTAGGTAAATTATCAATATGTTCTTTTTTTTCTTCATAAGGAGTTAATTGTAGCCCCTTAAAAATTCCTTTTCCAAATCCTTTTTTTGCAGTATCTTTTCTATATCTATCTTTATATCCTAACTGCTTCATAATATCCAGTAAAGTTTTACTATCTAATTTTAAGCCTTTATCCACTTTATACCTATCAATAATTTCCATTTTAGCTAAATGTATTTTACATTGAGGGTCTCCTTTAATAACAATTGAACTATCAAGCCAATCTTTAACTTCATCATTTACAGATTTCATTAATTCTTTTTCTTCTTTAAATTCTTGTGGCATTTTAGGTAATGGTTCATTTATACATTTTTTAGAATATTCTAAAATTAAATGAATTAAACCATGTTTTTTTTCAATCATTTTTTTACAAAAATCAGGATCAGCAATAAATTTTTTATTTATAATATCATCTTCTTTTAAATTATATTTATCATTTACATCAAATTCACTATCAAATTGTATATGTTCATATCTTCTATAAACGCCCTGATCCATATTATCAAAATCAGGCATATGATTAGTTAGTAAAAATGCAGTAGCTTGAATTTTAAATTCTTCACTTGTTCCATATAGCACCTCATTGTCTTCTGTTAAACCATCACTTATTTTTTTCATAATATCAGCACTAATCTTTTTCTTCTTTTTCATTTCATTTAAATAAATTAATCTATGACTTTTTAGCTTAACCATTAGCTTATGTCTTTTAGAATAATCTTCCTCTAATAGCTGACTATTAACATTTGCTACATAAGAATTAAATATTTTTCCTAATGTTTCAAATATTGAACTTTTACCATTTCCAGCTAATTGACCTACACAAAAATAAAATGCTTGATGTTTATCACTATCACCAGTAAATGCATAAGCTAAATGTTTCATAAAATATTCAAAATGTTTATCATTATTATTTAATATTTTTTTCCATTCCGTTCTGAAAAATTCTATATCTTTTTTATCTACATGTTCTTTTGGTATATAATCATAATCTATTGTTTTAGTTAGATAATCACTACCATATATGCCTGTTCTAAAAATCTCTGTTTTCATATCAACAATTCCATTTTTAAAAGCCATATAAAATATGTTACTATCTAATTTATTTTCAAAACCATCATCTCTTAATAATGCTTCTAAATTAGATTTAAATTGACTACACCAACTCGCCTTATCAATTATTATAAAAGATTTTAAATTTTGTTCTGCTTTTTCTCTTAATTCTTTTATTTTACCTTCATCTTTTTCATCTTCATGTTTTTCTTCTTCAATATTTATTAAATTATTTAAATATTTTCTATAATTATTTAATCCTATTTTTAATATTTTAGTATAATAATACAAAGGATTTTTAATAACACTCCATAATTTCGTATCAGTATTTAATACAAACCATTTATCATTGCAAAATCTAATAGTATGTTTTAAATATTTACATGTTTTTAATGCTGTTTCTGATGTTGTGGCTATATCTTCATTTTTTAGTAAAAATTTACCATATAAATAATCATTTATTTTTTTATCAATATTTTTAAAATTAGTAATTCCTAATTTAAATTTTGTTTCTAATGGTTTAATAGTCCATTCTACTTCATATTCCTTTGTTAATTCATTTAATCTTTGTAAATTTAATTCTTTTCTACTAACAAATCCATCAAATTTAATGCAATTAATATCATCAATATATTCATTAACAGCCATACTAACAATTTTATTCTCAAAATAATAATATAGCTCACAATATTTAGAACTTATAGGATTTAATTTTGTTTCATAATCTTTTTCAGGTAAAACATGTTTATATATTTCTAATAATTTAATTTTATTTTTAAATTCTTCATTAATATATTCATCAATTTGTTTTATTCCACATGGTTTAGGATTATCAACATTTGATAATTTATTAACTAATAATTTTATTTCTTCTTTTGTTTTTCCATAATTTCTTATAATATAATCTCTATTATCTATATAATCTACGATTTTATGATAAGGTAAATTATTTTTTTTACTTAAATATTTTGATATACTTGGTCTTGCCGTTGTAATATCATAATCATAACAATGATCAGGACACAGAAAATTAGATATGTCACATTGTAATTTTTGTAATGAATTATTTGAATATATACGATTGCAATTGCTATTTAAATATGTTTTTTCATTAATAGATTTGCCCTCAAATACATAGTTACTCAATATATTATTTGTTTCGGTATAATATTTTGTATCTTGATTAGATTTAAAATACTGTGTTATTTCATTACTTGGTAATGAGTATAAATAAAACAAATTGTCTAAATTGATATGTTCTTTAATTGTAATTTTATGTTCCATATAAATATCATCAACATTTTTTTTTTGCATGTCTATATTATTATTATAAGAAATTTTTTTTAAATACATTTATATATTATATTAAATTAATATCAATTTTAATTTTGATTATATATAAATTAATTAAGATATTTGGTCTATTAATTGGTCTAATATTAGTCTATCTGCTTTATGTTTTATTTCTGATTTATTTGTAAATGGATGAGTATCATTAAGTTCATTTTCATCTAATTCATTTACTGTTGCTCCTAATTGTGTTAATGCTATTGGTCTGTTTAATGCAAATCTTTGATTAGGTATATTATTTAATTGATTTTGATTATTAGAATTAATTGTTCTTTTTTCAAATCTATATCTTGGATATATTTCAAATAAAATACTAAATTCAAAATTAACATTTTGTAATTGTAATAAATTATTATTTTGGTCAGTTAATTCAAATGTTATTAAATCTATTACATTAGATTGACTAACACTTACTTGTCTAAAATCTTGTTGGTTCATGTAAATAATTCCATTACTATTTACATCTACTGATATTTTTTGTAATGTTGTAGAATTTCCAGCTCTTGTAGATAATACATTTGCTTGACCCATACTTGATTTAATTAATATACTATGCACTGTTGCTAAATTACAAACAAAATCACTCTGCAATGTGCTTCCAGCAGTAATGGTTCTATCTGTTGTTGTTTCATCAAATCCTATTACTTTATTTATTAAAGATCCTGATAAATCAATAGTATGACTACTTCCAGTAATATTTTTAAAACTTAATTTATTTTTTTGTATATCATATGTAGTTGTAAATATTGCACTAAAACTTGTATCAGCATTAAAAAAATCTCTTAATTCATAAACACTATAATCTTGTGATGTAATTGTTAATGTATTACTTGTATCATATACTAATGTATTATTTTTTAATTCAGCACTTATATTATAAAAACTATATGGAATTTCTACACTCATAATAGATATATGAGCTTCTTGATTTTTTGTTATATTAATAGGATTAATTAAATTAATTGAAAGATGTGTATTATAATCTGCTGTTAATTGGTCGGCATCCTTACTTCTTATATGTAACACTACACTTGATAATGGTTGTATTATATTGTTATTCATATTAATATAATATATTTTTTTTAAAAAACATGTTTTTTATTTAAAATAATTTATCTATTCCATATTTAGCCAAAGCTGCTATTCCACCAATACCTCCACCAATAACTCCACCAGCCACAGCTCCTAATGGTCCTGCTAATAAACCTAAACCAGCACCGATAGTAGCACCTGTGCCTGCACCTGCACCTAATTGAGCTTCTAAATCAGTAGCACTTGTAGAGCTTCTAATTCTTCTTTTTAAATCACCATATTCTTTTGTTCCAACATAAGTAGCTGCCCCTAATCCAGCACCGAGTAATCCAGCACCAGCTGATGCTAATCCAAATGTTTCTAAATCAGCAGGAGCAGCGGCTTCTGCCCCAGCAATTCCACCAGCCGAAGCAGCTGCTAATAAACCACCAGCAGTTAATCCAGCGGCTAAACCACCAGCTCCACCAGCACCAGTTTCAGCTGTAAAATCAGATGCTCCAAGACTTTTTAATCCTTTGTATGCTTCCATTCCAGCAATATTGCCTACTGCACCAGCCGCAACGGCAGGAGCTAATATTAAACCACCACTTGCTCCAATTGCCCCTGCTGTTCCGGATAATGCTAATGCTGCACTTTCACTTACTCCTCCACTAAGAGCACCAGTAATTCCAGTTTTTAATGTAGGGTCTAAATCAGGATCAATAGTATCTAATACTTTATCAGCTGTATATGCTGCACCAAATCCTACTCCTAAATTAATAGCACTCATTCCTCCGAGTAAATCACCAGTTAAACTTCTTTTATTTCCAGCATTATCTTCAATTGAAATAGCATCATCAACTCTTTTAATTCCATCATGGACATCTTGTTCATAGTCTTTAACTATTCTATGTCTTTCTTCTTTTGTGTCTTCACTAATTAAATCAGCTATTTCATCATCATCTAAATTAAATTTATATTTATCACCTTCCGCAGTTTTATTAGCATTTAAATGTGCTATTTCATCATCAGTAAATTTACCTCCAATTTTTCTCCATATTGATGCTACTTTTGAATTTCCAGTTATGTTACTACTTAATTTTCCATCAGCTCCTACATCATTTGGTTTAACTTCTTTAACCCAGTCTTTGAATGATGGTTCTCTTTCTGCTTGTCTTTGTATTTTTCTCTGATTTCTTAATCTCATTAATTTATCTTTTAATTGTTCTATTATTTCATCTTCATCTTCTCCTACAATTGTTTCTTTCATTCCTGATCTTGATTTAGAACTTCTTTTTCGTAATCTTTCTTCATATTCTTTTTGTGTTTTTATTAATTGTTTATCTATTGTTTCAACTTCTTCTGTTGCTTCTTTTTTTGGTTCTGCTGCTGGTTTCTTTTGAGATACTTGTGGTTTTTTCTCTTCAAGTTTTAATTCTTCTCTAACTAAACTTCTCATTTCTTCCTCTTCTATTACTCTTCCTAATCCTTCATCACTCATTTTTGCACCACTTTTTCTTAATAATTCATCAATAGCATCAAGTTTTTTTAATCTTTTATCAAGAGTTTCAGGTAATCCACGACCACTACCTCTTATTCCACCATCAGAAACACCAGTTTGTTCAGCAGTAAATTCTTTAAAAAAACTATCTAAATCTGTTCCTTCTTGTTCTGCTTCTCTAATCATTCTATCTGCTGGTGCTTCAGGAGCTGGTAGAGCTAACATTTGCTCTCCTACTTTATAATTTGTTTCATCATTAACATTATGTCCTAATAATCCGCTCTCTTGTCTTGCTTTGGCTCGTGCATTATAAGGGTCTTTACTTTCTAAAATTCTGCCTTGATTTTGTTGAAATGATAATGCCCTATGTATATTTTCTGCTTCTGCATGTTTTGCTACTGGTTCATGTATATTTTCTTTAATTAAATTTTCTATTAATTCAGGATCATCTTCTTTTGCTCTTGGTGCTTTTTCTGTAAAATTTTTTAATCTATGTGATTCAAACATATCACCTACATTATCTTTTGTAGGTCTAATAACATTTAAATCAATATTTTTTAAATCATATCTAAAACCTAAACCCATAGAAGATAAATCTTCTGTGGTTCTCCATACAGTATGTTTTGCTGTTGTTTCTCCTGCTCGTGATAAATTTTTAGCAACAAAAGGATTAAATACAGTTGTATCAATTCCTTCGGCATCTCCGATAGTCATTCCAATACCCCCTCCTCTTGAAAATCCGATTATTTCATTTGCTTTTCTTCCATAAACCCTTTCTACCTCTTTTACTTTTGCTCTTGCTTCTCCAAAAGCATCTTTTTCACCACCAAAAATTGTTTTCTCTTGTCCTATAACCATTTTAGCGTTACTTATCCAGTCTTGTGCATTATTAGCTTTGCTTCCTCTAAAAGCCACTTTTACATCGGTAGGGTCTAATCTATTTTCTAAAACTAATGCTTCACCTGTTGAATTTACACGATTACTCACTCTATAATCTACTCCTTCATTTTCTAAATATTCATTAACAGAATTAATATCACCATTATTACTATCAAATAAACCTGATGCCTTTGCCATAACTGCTTTTTGTCTAATAGCTTCTGGAATTTCACTTCTATTAGGTCTAATTCTATTTATTAAGGATACATTAACAGCTTCTCTTATTTGTTCTTTTCGTGCTGTTTCTTGTGTATTTTTTGTAGCATCATCTATTTTTTTTTCTAAATCTTTTTTATCTTTTTTGGAAATCACATTTCCTTCATTAGCAAGTAAATTTAATAAAAATCTAATTTCATTAATTTTAGGTATTAATCTTGCTCTTTGTTCTTGTCTTAATCCTGATTGAATATTACTTAATTTTACTTGTTCTTGTCTTATAAATTCTTTTAAGTCCTTATCCATATAATATATGTAATAAAAAAAAATTAAATGTTTTGATTACACTATTCTTTTTAAAAAACATGTTTTTTAAAAAATATTATTAATGTTTATGCTCATCTTCATAAAAAGATAATTGTAATGTTACTTGAAAAGGCACTACTTCGGCAGTATAATTATCTGCTGGTATTAAATCTCTGTCATTTGCAGGATCATAAGTCATTCTTTCTACCTCTATTACTGGTGGTAATGCAGTGCATGTAAATTCCATCGCAGCCACACTATCTAATGCTACAACTCGTGTAGTATCTGCTGAAACAATAGCAGTGCCTAAAATATTAGGTAATCCATTTGTTTCTGTATTAAAACCTAACATTTGAATATTACTTCTCATTACTATTAAATTTTCTCCATTTGCTAAAATTCTTGCATCTGCTCCATTTTGTAATGCAATAGAAGAAGAAACAACTTGAATATTACATTTTCCTTTTGACCTTAACCAATTAGGAACTTCAAATTGTGCAGAATTTTTAGCAGTATTTAGTGTAATAACCTCTGATGCGAGTGATGTGTTAGTAATTCTAATTATGTAATTATCTTTCATTATAATTATATAATAGAAAAAAAATTAAACTTTAAATTAATGTATATTTAGTTGTTGTTTTTTTTATATCTTCAAAATCTATATTCCATTCTTCAATTTCATTCCATGAAAAAATACCTTCTTCATGTTTATGATGAAACTTTAATATTTTATAAAATAAATCATTAATATCTTTTTCTTTAACATGATTAGTTAATAATTTTACTTTTACTTTTTTCATTATTGCATTATTTTTTACAATTGAAAATAAAAATAAATTATTAATTCTTTCAGGATCTATTTTAATAAATTCTTCGTAATTTATATTTAGTAATGCTGATTTAAATTTTTTAATATCTTTACTTAAAACATCAATAATTGTAGTATCAATGTAAATATCCATATATATAATTATTTTTTATTTTTTAAATCATCATTCTTTTCTAAAATACTATACATTTAGGGCAACATTGTTTATATTCATCTAAATCATAAGAATAATAAAATACATCTCGTCGCATAAAACCATAACAATTATATTTATTATAGAATTTCCGTTTTACTTCATCATAACACCATTCTTTAAGTGCTTCACGAAAATATTGTTCCATCTCTTGCGACATTATTAAATTATAAATAAATAAAATCAATTTTAAAAAATATTTTTTATTTTTTATTTTTTAAATCATCATTCTTTTCTTCTTCTATGTGTGCTTTAATTATTTTATCATCTTCTTCTTTATCTTCTTTATCTTCATCTTCAAAAACTACTTTATTAAATCTTACATAATATCTATCTTTTGTTCCTTCATAATTTTTAATATAAAGAAAACTATATTTATCTTTCCATGCTAATTTTAATAATTCATCTTGTTGTTGTGGTGATAAATCAGTCATTAGCTCATTTTTAATAGAATCAAGTTCTTTTTTTGATTCTGTGCGGAACAGTATAATATCGGACATATTAACCCTCGTTATTAAATCAGCTGCATTGTATTTTTGCGACATTACTATAATAGAAAGTCCTGCTTGGTGGTCTTCATTAGGATTTTGAGTTAAATGCCTTCTGTTGAGTATAACAGAATGAAACTTGTTATTATTCTTGATTTGCTTAATGCTGTCGTCTATGACTATAAGATTATTAAGGTTTTCATTTTCTTTTTCTTCATTAATGATTTCTTCTATAACTTCATTTGTATATTTTGCATGTATTTTTGATTCATTTACTTTTAATTTTTCTAATGGTAAAGTATCTTTTGATGGAGATATAATAAATATTTTATCAAAATATCTGTAATAAAATCTTGGTGTATCAGGTTTCTTTTTCGTAGGATGGCTTAAAAGCATACTTAATAATAATGTAGTTTTTCCACTACTACTAAATCCTACTATATACATAGCAAAACTTTTCTTCGGTAAGGGGTCTGCAACTTTATAAGGTAAATCAGATAAATCATCTACTTTTTGTTTAATCACAGGAACATGAGTTAATACTTTATTATTTAATACTTTCATTATATTATTATATTTTATTTTTTATATTAATAAAAAAATATAAATTAAGAAAAAAAAAAATTACGATTTAAATTTTTTAATGAAAATTTTGTAAAATAAAAATCTAATTACATAATATACAATGCAAAGTATTACAAAAGAGAATTTACCTAAATCAATGAGATATGGATTAACTGGAGCAACTGCCGTCGCTGCTTCTTCGATGATGGCTCGTTGGTCGTCAGTTAATGGTAATAGTTTTAGCCCTACTGGTGCTAATGAAGTCCGCATCAGAGTGAAAGCAAATGGCTTTTTAAGCACCAAACATCATTATTTACAATTTACGGTTACAGGAGGGGGTAATAATGCTACTATTGATACTCACGCTGGTTCATTCTTTGATAGAGTAACCATTGAGGCAAATGGTGCTATTATAGAACAAATAAATAGTTATGGTTTATATAATTCTATTAGATGTAATTACAATCGTTCTATGGACGATATTAATAAAGATAATTGCGAGGGAGGGGGTGCGAGATTATCCACAATTCAATCAGTAGGAGCATTTCCTGAGGCAGCTGGTAATTCTACTGCACAAATTAAAACTGCCTCTGATGCTTTCATTGCGGCAACTAACAATTTAACTCTTGAAACTGGTGTTGGTTCTGCTGGTCGTCCTATTAATGTTGCTGATGCTAAAATATTCCAAATCCAATTACAGAGTGGTTTATTAAAAAATCATTTTGAAAAAGCCCTTCCAGATGGTTTAACTGAATTAGAATTAGTATTAAGACTTGCTAATAATAAACAAGCCTTCGTTGGAACAACAGGTGAAAATCCTACATTTAGCATAAGTGAGGTGTCTTTGAATGCTCCTGTTTATCAAATACAAGATGCTGGTATAATGGCTGAATACCGTGCTGCTATTGCCGAAGAAGGAGTTATGATTAGTGGCGACACTGCAAAAACATACATTAATAATGTTGTAGCTGGTGCTGGTGTAAAAACTTTACAAATTAACGATAGGTCTTTAAGTTGTAAAGCACTTGTTACTGCTATTCGTAAATCAGGAGCTAATACGACTAATCAATTATATGCTAATGGAGCATACGGTTTTACTGCGACTGCTGGTGCAACTCAGCTGGAAAGTTTCAAATACATCATTGGAGGTGTGAATTATCCGAGCAATGATGTGAAGTTAAACCTTACAACCGTAGCTACAAATGTCGGTCGCGCCCACGAAGAGACATTAAAAGCTCTTGCCAGACATGGTGATGCTTATGCTAATTCATTAGTTACACACGACCAGTTATTATCTGCCTTTGATGATATATACGCAGCACCACCAGCCACTAATAGCATACAAGTTCCTCGTGGTTTAGTTTCTGTGGATTTGAAAAAATTCAGTGATGATGGATTACGAATGGTTGGTATGAATACCTCTCAAAATTCATCTCCTAATGTATTAGAATTAAACATTACAACCACATTTGGTATTGATGCTGATTGCACTACATTTTCTATATGTGAGGCATTCTATCAAATGGACGGTCTTGGTGGATTAACTGTGGTAATGTAAATAAAATATTATATATAAATATAAATGAGTAACAAATTTTTAGATAAAGATATTTATAATCGTGCTAAAAAATTAGCAGATGAAAAGTATAAAAAACATAGTGCTTATAAATCAATGTATATGGTAGAACAATATGAAAAACTTGGAGGTAGAATAGATAATAAATTAAAAAAGAGATCAGGCACTGCTACATGGAATAAGGAAAAATGGAAAAATTTAACTCCTATTGCTATGGAATTAGAGACCGACATCAAAAAATTAACTGCATGTGGTAAAAAATACTCAAAGCAAAAAATAAAAATGCATTAAAAATTAAAAAACAAAATAAAAGAATAAATTGGAATGAATTATAATATAATACTTTTTAAAAAACATGTTTTTAAATTAAAATTTATTTTTTTTTATTATTTATTTGTTTAAATATTTTCTCACATAATTCTTTTGGAATTTGATATACTTTATCTTTTGGTGAGTTTCCTCCACCACAATATTTTTTATATGGAACATGATTATGGGTTTTATCACATCTCTTTAATTTTAAATCAAAATTATTTATAAATACAGTAGGTTTTTGAATAGGATAATTATACATGCAATAATCAACTATTTCATAAGGATAGTTTAATATATTTCTATTTATTATATTATTAAATTTAGTATGATAAGGATTTTCAATTGTAAAAGTATTATCTTCAAAATAATTAATTATTTCATTCACCTTATACAATAGTTTATCACTTTCATTTAATTTTTCTACATGCAGTTCTTTTGTAAATAAATATTTATCATCTCCTCTTCCTTTAAGTCTTCCATACCATGTTTGTTGGTTTTGGCTCATGTATCTACAATCAGGACTAAAATGAATATGATTAAAATAATGTTTATCAAATTTTTTATAATCAAAGTCTAATATATTAATGCATTCAGTAGGTTTATATTTAGCATCTATATCAACTGTATAAGTTTGCCATCCATTCTTTTCAAAAACATTTGAAATACTTTTAGTTCCACAGAATATTTCAAGTAATTTCTTCATATATAATATAAAATATAAAAAAAATATAAAAAAAATATATAATTATAACTATAATATAATGGATATATGATTAATTAACCATTATAATTTAAATTATATTGTGCTTTAAGGGTGTTTTACGGTATAATATAGGTATAATTACATATTTTTTTATTATTATATATATATAATGAAACGATTACTTGAAATATTTAGCGGAACTAAAAGTATGTCTAATGTTTTTGAAAAGCATGGATGGCACACATACACAGTTGATATAGATTGTAAATATGAGCCTACTGAATGTGTTAATATATTAGATTTTAATTATACTAAATTTGATAAACAATACTTTAATCATCTTCATTTTAGTCCTGATTGCACATATATGAGCCAACTACAACAATTATGGTATAATAAATATAAAGGTAGGGGTAATAATAAATATTTATTTACAGAAGAAATACATAAAGAAAAATTAAAAGAAAGTGATTTACTTTTACATAAAATAAAAGAGATAATTAATTATTTTCAAAATTCTACTTTTACAATTGAAAATCCATTTCATACTAAATTTAATAGTATAATAAATAGAAATATATTAAATTATCCTTATGAAATAGTTGATTATTGCATGTATAATTATCCTATAAGAAAAAAATCAGTTTTTATAAATAATTTTGATTTAAAATTAAAAAGATGTGATAAGTTACATAAACATACTAAATTTAGATATTTTAATGTAGAAGGTGTTGAAAGAATTCATGTAAGATATACAATACCACAAGAATTATGTGAGGAAATATTTAATCAAATAAATAAATAAAATTATTTTTCTCCATTGTGTAAATTATATGACTTTAATAAAATATCTAAACTTGTGCCTCTATCTTTACTCATCTGCTCTAATTTATCAAAAGATTTATTATTTAATAAATCCTTTATCACAATCTTCACTAATTTATTTTGTCCTAACTTATCAATTGTTAAATTTAATATTTTATCATTGAAGGTGCTGGTGTTTTTAATTTTATCTCCATTTTTCATAGGTAATATATAATCACCATCACTTAACTTTAATTTTTTCATTTCATTTACAAATTTTTCATTAGATATTTTAATTTCTTTTGTTCCATATTTCTCCTCTGTCTTATAATCATTAATATCTAAAATTGCATTCTTTCCTTTTATCATTATATAATTTTCAGTTTTATTATCAGGTAATGATTTAACAAACTTTAAATTTATATCTTTATTTCTTAATGCATGATTAATCATTAAATAATTTAATATAAATCTTATTCCATTTAAATTATCTAATTGCTCCATAATGTAATCTACTTTTGGTAATGTGTCATCTAAACTATCTAAATTTTTTTTTCTTGCTTCAATTATTTCATCTCTTAAACTATTTCTAAATTTAATTAGTTTATCTGTTTCTTCTTCATTATGTCTTCTTACTAATATAATCATGTTTAAATATAATTGCAAAGTATTAGGATTATCATAAAGTTCTTTTAATTTTTTTATTATAGTTGGTTGTGTAGATAATAAATTAAAAGGCAAATTTGTTCCTATATTTTTATATGTTTTAATTGTTCCTTCACTAACTTTTTTTTCTGATTTTATTTTTTCAATATATTCATCAATTAAACTAACATTTGTTTTTTTCTTTGGCATATAATATTTAAATATATTTTATTTTAAAAAAAAAATATTATATTAATTATAATGGAAGGATTACATGAAAATGAAAATTTACATGAAAATGAAATAGATGATTCTTATATTTTAAAAGAAGATAAATTAGCATTAATAAGATGTATTAAAAAAATATATGAAAATACTATGTCATGGGCAGATGATATTTTAATGAGAGTAATAGTAAAACAACATTATAATAATGTAATAAAAAATATGAATAAAGAAGATTATTTAAAAGAGATACAAGATACTAATATAAATAATTTATTATCTTATATTGATTAAAACACCATTTTTATAAAAACCACCAAGAACGCTAAAATTTAAAAAGTGTTCTATATAGAGCCTATAAAAAATAATTTATAAAAAATTGCATTCTTGGTGGTTTGGAGTTTTTATAAAATTAAAAT